TGCGTTAGTAACGTTAATGACCAACTGGGTAGTCGTCGTGGTGGCGTAAAAGATCGCCCCGGCGCCTTTCGCGTCACGCGCCTGCAACTGCACAAACGGTGCAACCAGCCACGCATCGTGGAAAGTAAGCGTGCAAAGCACACCCGTGGCAGTCGTCCCAGCCGCAACCACCGAAATGGTACCGATGTCATCGGTACTACCAGCGACCAGCGTGGCCGACGTGGCGCCGTTACCGGCAGCCGCGCCCACCGCAATAGTGCCAGCGGGAGTGCTAGAGGCACGGTTACGACCACGGTAGTCAAGCCGGTGACTCATCGCACCGGACGGATCGACCACAACGCCGAAAAGGTCCGTGCTGTCAGCCGTGACCCGGTTGTAAATAGGCATTACTTGTTAAAATCCTTTCAGGTAAAGAGTATGCGAACCGCAAAACGGGATTCGCATACCGGCAAAACACGATTCGCATACTCTTCAAACCGTTTCTTAGGTGTGGTTGACCTGGATCAGCTGGAAAGCCGGGGGACGATAGACCAGAAGGCCAAGACGCTCCTCCGCGCGAACCGTGATATTGCCCTGCACAAAGTCGGTGCCATTCGAGTTGGTCATCTGCATACGGATGCCCTCACGACGGGCGATCTGAATCGTTTGCGGATCGAACCAGCCCACCAGGATGGTGTGCTGCGGGATCAGCGGAGTCGTGATAACCGGGACGTCCCAGACGGACTTGACGGCAGCAACGCGCTCACCGTAGTCGCCGCCGAAGAACGCGCTGTTGAAGTACTGCCCGTTGGCGTCCTTAGCGGTGCGCAGCAACTGCCAGTCGCGCGGATGGCACACGATCGCGTTCGGCCGCTCGAAGACCTGCAACTCGATGTCAACAAAGGCATCCATCAACTGCTCAGCGATAGCGATGGCGGTCGCATACGTACCAGTCGGCGCACCCGTGGGGCCCGGAATGACACGCCCATACGCCAGGGACGGAACAGTCTGCGCCTGCACACCGGCACCAGCGGTGCCGGAAGCCGGAAACGCCACGTTGGTAGCCGTGGTAGAAGTCGCACCAAACAGCGAACCCGAACTCGACTAGGTGAAGCTGGAAGCGAAACTAAACAAACCACCAACCCCAGGCCACGCACCAGCCAGAAGCTGAACCTCTTCCTGGCGACGAATGCTGAACAGCAGACGGCCCTGAACAAAGTTGAACAGAGTCGGGGCATCCGCGACAGCCTCATCCGAGATCGTCATCGCCGCCGCAATCTTGCCCACCTCGGCGTAGGTACGCGAAAGCGCCACGCTAGAGAAGGGGTACAGCTGAGATTCAGCAACCGCATTGGCCGTCAGGTTGGCCGTCGACTCAGTCAGGTACGAGATGTTAGGGGCTGTAGTCGAAAACTCGCTAATGAGATCATTCAGAGTCAGGTCATAAAACAGCTTCTCGACAATGCCGGGACGGAAGTCGGGCAGAATGCCGGGACCGAACGCACCAGTCAAGAACGGGGTCTGACCAGCCGCCGTAGGACCGGTAGTACCGTACAGACCTTCACCGATCAGGTTGCTCGTCTCCGAGGCGTCCTTCAGGCCCACAACCATGTTGAGGTTGTATTCCTCACGGCCACTGTTTTTGACAGCGAAAATCTTCTCGATGTCCTTGTGCCGAAGAACCTCTCTGGCGATAGCCCGACGATTACTCGCCAAGAATGGGCTGGCGACCTCGAAACGGTCGATAGTCTTTTTCTTCTCGTCCCGAACTTCCTCGGCCTGGGCGCTGTCAAGCTTGGCCCGCATGTCAGACGCGCGCTCGGAGTTCTTAATCTCCATCGTCACGCGGTCATAGTCGTCCTTCAGGCCATCAAGGGCTGCGGACTTCTCGGCCCCAGTCTTATCGGGGTCATTCATAATATCGGAAATCCACGCGTTAATCTTGCGCGCTTCATCCTTCAATTCAATGAGTGTTGACATTATTGAGTTGTATTTCCTTTAGCTATTGGAGTGTGGTTAACAGCCCGAGACCCATTTGCATGGCCCGTGCCTTTACTTCCGAATCATCAGCGGCCTTATCGGCGGGTGCGGGTTCCTCATCGGAAGCGGCAGCGGCCTCGGCGGGTGACTCCTCGGTTTGCAGTATTTGATCGAGACGCTTCTCGAAAGGCTCAATCGACTTATTGGCGCCACTAGAGGCACCATCACCCTCATCAGATACTTCAATGACAGGGCAGGCAGCACCCAGATGACTGGATGCATCATGAATAGCTTGAACTAGGGCGCCGTCGCCGCCGATACCGCTGGCGGTCATCGCCGCTTTCAGGTTAGTTGCGAAGCCCTCGTAGTCGAAACGCGGAACAACATCCACATAGATCTTGGCGTTCTTCGTTTCCTTAGCCTCGGCCTCGGCGGCCTTACCGCCACCGTGAGGGTCGATACCGTGCGCCCTAGCGGCTGCGTGAATCGCAGCCTCGGTAGACGCCAGATGATCCCCCAACAACTCGCGGTTATGTGCCACGCCGATAAAACGGAGCGCCGCACGAATATGCTCCACCGTGTCAACGGGGTACTTGCCCTCTGAGGGGTCCGCGTAATGAACGTCGCCGTACGGCTTGGGTGCTTTGGTCTCCTCGGTGCCGTCCTGGGTGAGCAGCAGTTCTGAGACGGCCTTAATGACCTCCTCGGGCATATCACCCTCGGGCACGTCTGAAAATGCGTCCTTGAGGGCACTAGCAGCCTTAGAAGCAAGGATCACAGCATCCCGGTTCGAGGGGGTTGCCACGATGCCAGCGTTAAGCAACTCGCGCTTCGGCTCGCTATCCTTCTTCGACTTATCCGTCAAAAAGGCGACAGATACATTCGAGATATGCCCCTCAAGAACCAGGGTCCGAACCTCCTGGGCCTTCGGCGTGGACGCGAAATATGCATCCATGAGCATCCTCTCGCCCTCGAAATACGGGTGGAAAGAACCCACGGTGTCGGCGACACTCATCCCATGATCAATATCCAGGGGGTAGCGATCGGCCAGAGGCTCGATCCACTCATCGCGGTGCAGGCGATCACCATCGCGATCCAAAGAGGGCGTCGACAAAACCGCGGTGAAGCCACCATTGGGGCCAAACTTATCGTCGTCGGTACTCTCAATGGAAGCAATGGCCTTGCCATAAACTTCCTTCATTATTAAATTATTTTGCCTTTCTATCGCGCTCAGCAATCGCCAACTTCACAGACTCCAAAATGTCATCAAGGTCATCGGGATACTTTTCCTTCAGGGCGACAGCAAAAGCTCTGATCTCTGTAGGCGTCTTCCCCCGGCCCACCTGGGCCCTCACCTCGCGGTAATGCCTGGGTCGACTGGTGGAAGGGTTATTGTTACTGGGCTGCGGGCCGCCACTGACGGGCACCGGAGTTGGGGGTTTACGGGGAATGGCATGCGGCCTGGCCGGCTTGTTATTCCCCTGATCCAAAGCGGGCACCGGAGTGGAAGCGGGCGTAGAATCAAGCCGCACCCCATCAGGGGTGGTACCCGACGCCGTAGCATTCACCCGGATAATCTCGCCCGGAGCGCCAAGCTCCTGAATCGCAGAGTTGCAGTACAGCTTATCGGCCTTCGGATCCTCAAACCGATTCATGCCCAACAGCTCCCGTGCCTCATTGGGCGTGATAGCCGCGACAGAAACACCCTTATGAGCAGCTTCCATGCGAACCTCATAATCACCGCGCATCACCTCATCGGTGGCGAACTTCATCTCATTCTTACGCGACCAAAAAGAACCCACATAGGTATCCATGACACTCTGCAACTCCTCAATAACCGGAGCCATCGTGTCCCTGTAAAAACCCCTCATCTGCTCAGTCACATTCGAGAACGTCGCATGATCAAGTATGCCAATAAGAGTGGGGGCGATATCGTAAACCGCGGCGATCTCCTCACGGTTCATCTTCCGAGTCTCAATCAACTGAAGATCAACCGAAGTCATCTGAAACTCTTTGGCCTCGACACCGTCCTCAAGAACCAGGGTCGAGCCGGCGTTAATCGTGCCAGCATGATCCTGATCGAAAGCCAACTTCAAACGGGCCGCGCCACGCTCACTCAAACGATTAGGCGAAGTCAAAATCAGATTCGGCCGCGCACCATTCCTGAACATCGAATTCTCGGCATTACGCGAAGAATCCTCAGCGAAAATAGTGTGCCGCAGGGCCTCCATCCGACTCAGGCCACGCTCAAGCTTATTCGGGTGGTATTCCCTGAAGGGAACAATATCCCTTTCGGCGAACTTCACCAATTCGGTGTTGATACCG